TGGGATCGTACTTCTGCCTCCACATAATGACGCGGTTATCGAATGAAACATCCAATTCCGAACAAAATCCGTCCAGATTCGCACGCTTCGCAATCCTGTTGAGTAAAGTTCGCTGTTGCTCATACACCTCTCTACCGTGATTGAAAAACTCTCTCGCAGCAGTATCAAGGTTCAAAGCACACGCCTCTTCCTCAGAATTTTCACACGATTTACCACGCAGGTACATGTGAAGCGATTTGTAGATAGAGTCGATCTGTAGTGCACCGACATGGCAATCTATCTCAGGGATGTACACAGTTTTCCTCTTCAAGAACTCAAAGTCGTCCGGCTCCAAAAAGTCAGACAACTCAGACGTCTTGTTTGGCATTGTGTACGTTTGGCCATAATTGGCCAGAAATTCAGAGACTATCTTAATGGAGAAGTCACAATCATCTGATACAGATCCTAAATTATCATCTCCATAAGTTGATAAAGCAACATGATCCCTAAATTTCATAGTGCGTGGGTTATTGGCAAAGAAGGCGGCACGCAAGTTCAGTGCGCCACAAATGCCATTAATGATGACTGTCAACGAGTTTCCACTTATATGTGTACCGCTTGTTAAACTAATGAGGTCACCATTCACTGCTATATACGCATAAGCTACATCTGCTACCATAGCTTCCATTATACGCAAATCTTCAGTGCTATACCCACACTCACCTGCAATTGTGATTAAGATCCGAAAGGATGTTATCACCAACTGAACAGGGAGCTTTTGGTCGTACTTCTTATAGTCTCCTCCTATCAACCTATTAAACTTGGTCAAATGCCGATACAATTGGTCCCACTCTTGCGAGTGACAATTTATACCAACAGCACATTCAGACACAAGTGGATTCATTTGGAGGAATCTAATAAGTGGTAAGTAGTACTTCCTAATAAGCCAGGTTAAAGTTATAGAATTACCATAAAATATTCTACACTTCTCCTTTGGCAAAATTTCATCCTTCTTGCACGCCTTTGCAATAGGATAAGCTCGCTCACCACGAGCATAACTAGACTCGGCACACGCTATCTCATCCATTACTTCTTCCGTAAATTTAAAGTTATGTGGATAATCTTCCGTCGCCTCTAGTTCTTCCAAAAATCTATTTTTTGGGCCTGTAAGTGGGTAACCAATTGCTGTATTCTTCTTGACAGCATCCATAAATTTCTTTCCAGGTATACCCAACAGATTTTCCTCATCATTGAGAGGTCTCATTTCTCGCCAGAAAGTGTACTTCTTGATCAAATCAATCAAAGGCTCTATGTAATCATTAGCACAATGTTCAATCAAATCATATGGCATAGACTTGCCTGGTTCACTAACATTTGCGAGACAATCTTGCCAACCTTTCCATTCAGGTTTCATGGCAGGACCTCTCCACTTATTTACAACCCCTGTCTCCTCAGCCACTATATTGGATATCAAAGTCTGCTTAGCATCCGTATGTGACGTTGTCTTACCAATACAACTACCATGATATTGAATAGTAGATCCAACTGGCAAGTAATTGATAGGACTCTTAGGGTGTAAGGGGTCATCAGTCAAAAACTCAACCCCAAATTGTTTAGTGGGAAAATCTGCATCACTAGCAGTCTTAATACAAGTCTTGCGCTTTCTCAAAGCATCCATTGCTTCAAGTATTTTAGACCTGCGCGGGATTGAAGCACAACCCACTGGTAGACCAGCAAGTCCACCAACATGTATGCCTGTGATGTTACATCCTACACCAGCACTATATAGTACTGCACCACAAAGACCTCCAAAGCTATCAATTGTTAAATTGTAATAGTCCACGCCTCGGAAAACTTTCCCATTATTACACTTAGGGTTTGCTATTGCAAGTCCCCTAGCATCTAGGAAAGCTCCATCCTTTTGACGCCACCTCATATAAAAATTATGATCGCTTGGAAAGTCATCAACCAAATACTCTGTGATGTTTTTATAAGAGCCTCCCTCTGCAACATACACCAATTTCAGCTCAGAGTTTTCTATGTCAATCGTATTGACAAGATCAAGGCGCACTGTGTACGAGCCACCTAATGTAGTAGGATTGTTCCGCCTACATACCATAGTGGTATCGCCTTTTTCAAAATAGTGCTGTGGCAAAATAAGAAAGTTGGTATCAACCATTAAAGCATTGACTTTCATTACTTCGCCATTTCCCCAATCCACTGAACCATAGAGTAAATTCTTGCTTAGGATATCCTCCATATTTGCATGTGTCATTGTTCTCCCTTTCCCTCGTATTGGTAGGGGTCGTCTATACACTTCACAATAAGGATTAGTCTCTTTATCCCGAGCAGCAATTGATTCTTCTGTGGGTTTCTCAATGTTCC